TCAATGGGTTTTTTCATTAGGGGAAACGACTGGGGAAACGTTCGAGATTTGTCGATCATACCCATTGTGACTCATTGCCTGAAAATCTAACAAAGCTACTTCTTGTTCTAACGCTCTATTTTTACTCAAAGCATCTTGTAATTGTTTTCGTAATGAAGCTATTATTTTATCTTTTTCGTCCATTAGAATAATCTTAATTCATTTTCTGCATAATCACCTTGATATACTGTTCCGCCATTAGTATAACAGCTATATTTTCCATCCTCTGTATATCGTTTTACTCTCATTTGTTTTCCTGTTGCTAGAAGAATGACTAAATCATCTTCTTTAAACTTATTTTCATCCTCTGGTATTGATCCAAAATATTCTATTTTTTGAGAAGATTGAATTTGAGAATTATCATTTGAACCTAGATATTTGTTTTTAATTTCACGAATATCATTTGTCATACCCCAAATTTTGAAAAATAAAATAAGTTGTAATATTCCAAATACTAAAATAATAATAGCTAATAGTGGATCCATAATTCTATAATTAGATTTTACAATTGATCTCTTCTCAATTTACCGGCAACTTTATATAGATGTTTGATATCATTTATATAGATGTCTTTGTCGGGGTATTTACGCCTTCCATCAGGGTTTATTTCAGTATTATATGATGTCATGGTTATGTATTCATTTCCTTTAGAACTCTCATATATATTCTTGATATATCGATCTTCGTTTGTGATAACGACGTAGCATTGCCCGTAGTCAAAATCATTACGCCCTGCTATTGGACGTACAAAAACCACATCACCCGATTTAAAACGATCGTACATACTATCACCATAAACCATTATGCCGTAACAACCATCAAATTTTGGAATATTAACCCATTCTACAACTTCGTTTTCATTGCCCTCTAACCCCACACCATGACCAGCAGAAACACGTATATCGAGGATTGGTTGTTTGTTTATATTTGAAACAATTACTGGAGCAACAATATTGCCGCTTCTCAGCATCTCTCCGTCGCCTTTTAGTAGCCAATTTATATCGAAAATACCATCAAAAGTTTCATTAAACCTATTCAGAAATTTATCGGTCAGATAACTCTTGTTCCCTTTTAAGGCGTATCCTATATTAACATTATTAGCTGACATTTTATCTGCTAAATCCAATTGGGTATTTATGATACCTTCTCCCCGCAAATAATTAAATGCCTTTAAAAATCGTTCCCTCTTTTCCTTCATGCTAATTTATTTAGTATACATTTGTATCGTAATCAATTAAATTTTTTTCATTAACTAAAGATTGCTTCTATGTCAATTATTATATCATTCATATCTATTCTGATATCCATAGTCAATATTTGCTATATAGTCATATCTGACAGGAGATATCAGAAAAGAAATTATAAATCAAGGACCTGAATTCTCTCTTGATTATTACCTGATTCATCATCCCATATAAACTTTATTTCCGGAACATGTATATGTCCAACTATTAACATAATAGGTATCTCAAAGCTATCCATGTGATTTAATAATGGATATGGTAATACTCGATCTGGAATTCTTACCGAAATACCAGATTTTTCATAATCAAAAATAATCGATTCTATTCGGATATTTCTAGCAGTAGACACCCCTGTATTTGTTACTAAAATACTATATGAGCGCATACGTCTACCTTTGTTATCAAAGTATTCTTCAGTCTTAATTTCAGCACGAACACATGCTCTTTTCCTTTGCTCAATATCTTCTGTCTTAATTTTTATATCGAGTTCATTTATTTGCTTTTGTTGCTTTTTTATTCTCCACCCTGAAAATAAAAAAGAAGCAATTGCAATGAATAAGCTACCCGATGCAATTAAGTCTGATAGTCGAATCTCCATTTTCTTAATTAAAGTTAAATACTAAACATTTAAGTATCTCAATCGCTAAATACTAATTATTTTAGTATATTTGCACTTGTATTTCTAAAATACAGTATCAAATTTAAGTAAAAGGAAAATACTAACAAATAAAATTCAGATCTAAATGAATAAGTTAACGTCAGAAGGTCAAGAAGCAAAGTCATTCAGAGAATATTATGATTCCTTGCCTAATCAATTTGAGACACCTCCTCCCAAAAAAGTTTTTCGAAATCGAATGGCTGAGATAACAGGATGTTCTCTTTCTACAGTTAATGGTTGGATAGCCGGTGCATACCAGCCAAATGCTTCAGCTAAGATCCTTATTGAGAAAGAACTTGGTATTTCAGCCGAAGTATTATTCCCTGAAAAATCTATAGAGTCATGCGAGCAATAGAATTCTATATGACTCCTAAAGGAGAAGTCATGCTTAAAGAAGAAGGTAAGCCAGAACATCAGCTAAAAGAAACAGATTACGACTTCATTTCTTCATTTCTTGCTGTACTCGAAGAGTTCTACCCCGAAGCGCACAAAAAGCTAATGGAAGAATATGCTCGCAGTGAAAAGCGACGGACTTATCGAGATTTCCTCGCTGTTCGTCGATTCGTTAAGTGTAACATGGGAAACTATGATAACACACTTGATTTGGACGAAAACTGGAATTTCAAATTTGAATTTGTAAGTTGTCCTCTTCGTGGAGAATGTACCGGACAAGGTGTGATATGCTCACCCAAATTCAATTCTAAGTTATCAGAACGTCAATTAGATGTAATGAAAATGTGCTACGATGGTAAATCCGATGAAGAAATAGCAGAAGAGCTATATATCACATTAGATACAGTAAAAAACCATCGAAAAAATAGCTTTCGTAAACTTTCAATACACTCTATGGCCGATTTTATAAGATACGCGAATAGGAATAATCTTTTCAATCCTTAACAATAATGGGTATAAAAGCGCAAACAGTCTATCAGATTGATGCTGAAGAAATGGAAAAATTCTTCAATCTTAAAATGGAAGGTAAAGCCGTGGATGCATTCTGCAATCGTTTTTCAAACACATTAGTTACTCCGGAAGATGTTGCTAAGATTCATAATGTAAGTATAGCTACTGTATATAACTATTGTAAAGATGGATTGATATTACCGGAACATAGAGAAAAAGATTATTGTGCTTATCGTTTTCGATTAAGTGAAATATTAAAATTAGACTTTTCAATTCTGAAAAAACAATTAAAGATTAGACAAAAATAATATTAATTAGGATACTTAGGCAAAGTGTTGTCAAAGGTTTACTAAAATATCGACTCGCTAAATCCACGATGAGTAAACAATCCTTGTAAAATTACAGATTATGAAAAAGATAAAGAATAAAGATAAACTCTATATAGCCTATTTCGCTCTTTCATGGGCTCCGCTGGCTATAAATGATGAAGCTCCGCTTTGGGCTATTGCCCTTGTAGTCTTAAATCTCTGGAATGCGGCAAGATTGATAAAACAAGTACCACTGAAAGTAGTAAACTGAAATGGAAATAATACTTCTGATATTGGCATTTGTGGCTTATATAATCTTCATTGCATTTATCGCTGTAGTTTTCGCTATATGTTGTATTCCAAAATATAAGACAAAAACTGAATATAATAATTCAAAATCTGATGAAAAGACCCACATACAACAATAAGAATTTTCTATTACCGGATAGCCCCAGAAGTATGGCTTCTTACCATGCAAAGGTTATGGAAGATAGCATCATGAAACTAACGATCCACGATTGTAAAGGAAGCATTCAACTTCACAACGACTTGAATGATCCTGAACAGGCGAAAGAAGCATACCTGAAATTAGAATCTCTTGCAACAGGTATAAAAAATCTACAGGAATACATTTCGAAATATTTCGATTTCAAATAATCAAAAAATAAACCAATGAAACTTATTATTAAAGCGTTAGGCCTTTTGAATTTCAAAGGGCAGAGAGATTACACTCTCAATCCGACAGAACATGTCACCAATGTACATGCAACAAATGGTGCCGGTAAGTCTACGATCTGTGATGCATGGTCTTGGTTATGGACCGGAAAAGATGCCAAAGGGCGTGCCGATTATGAGATCAAGACAAATGATATAAATAATGAACCTTTTCACCATCTGGAGCATACGGTTTCAGTTGATATGGATGTCGACTATTCAAACTACAAAGTGTCCCGGACATACAAGGAAAAGTGGGTCAAACCTACTGGAGAAGAAGAACGCAAGCTTGACACCCATACTACGACCTTTGTCTGGGATGGTATCCCTTTGACCTTGAAGAAAGACTTTGATATGCGAGCGAATCAACTATTCGGAAGTTCCGAACAGTTCCACCTGTTATCAAACCCTCGTTTCTTCCTGAATATGGAATGGCAGAAACGACGCAAGCTGCTAATGGAGTTGGCAGGAGTTACCGATGATGCAATTCTCAATAAATTATCGGCAACAAGTACTGATTTTGCAAAGCTTATTGAGGAGTTAGGAAAGAACAATCTTGATGATTTTCGAAAGAAACTAAATGCTGAAAAGAAAACTCTAAAATCGAAGATAGAAGAAATACCGGTTAAGATTCGTGAGGCTATCCTTGCTATTCCTGAAGAACCGGACTATGAAGCTATCGAGAAAGCTATCGAGATCAAAAACAAAGAGCTTTCAGATCTTGATTTACAACTCTCTGATTTATCTAAAGTATACGAGAGCCAAGCCGAAGAAATTAAAAAGCAGCAATCGGTTATACTTGAAAAGGAGCGTCGTATTGCAGAGATAAAAAGCAATACAGAGATAGAGGTTAACCAGTTCAACAAAGATCAAAGTAAAGAACTCGTAAAGCTTCAAAGTGATCTCACAGAGCTTGAAACATCTGCTCGTTCTCTAAATTCCGATCAAGCACTGATAATCACCAAGATTCATAATAAAGAATCGGAGATCGAGAGCCAAAAAGAGCTTTTACAAACGCTTCGTGCTGCTTATTCTGAATTAGATGCAATCGAAATGCACGAAGACGATAAGCATTGCCCTAGTTGTGGTTCTGAATTATCTGGAGAAAAGCTTGATAATGCAGTTGAGAAATTCAATGCAGATAAAGCGCAGAAGCTACAAGCGAATATAACTAAAGGTAAACGAGAAAAAGAGATTATTGAATCCTTAGTCGCTCAGTTGGAAGAGTTGAAAAAGCAGAAAGAAGCCATAACCTTTCAGATAGCTGATAAGAGATCGGAAGCAATTGGGTTGAAAGAAGCTATCGAAGCCGAAAGCAATAAAGAGAAACAACACTACGTTACTTCAGATCTACTTGAAAAGAATGCTGAATATCAACGTCTGGCCAGTGAAATAGACGAACTGAAAAAGCAAAAAGGTTCGATTCAACAACCCGATACAACAGAGCTTCGTCAGAAGAAAGCACTTGTCAGTCGAGATATAGACGAATTGAAAAAACAGCTCTATATCAAAACTACTGCAGAAACTCAAAAGAAACGTATTCAAGAGCTCGAATCAGAATTAAAAACACTCTCTCAAGAACTGGCTACACTTGAAGGCAAAGAGTTTATCGCGGACAAATTCAACCGAGCCAAGATTGAGGCTATTGAGAACGGTATCAACGGTCTATTCGCTACTATCAAATGGAAGATGTTTAAACCACTTATGACAGGTGGTGAAGAAGAATGTTGTGAGGCTCTTATCGATGGAACACCTTATCAAGCCGCGAATAATGCCGCACAGATCAATGCTGGTATAGAATGTATCAATACGCTGTCTAAGCACTTCAATATGTATCTGCCAATCTTCGTAGATAATGCCGAAAGCGTGGTTGAACTTATCCCCTCCGAATCTCAGATTATCCGTTTTGTTGTGGATGAGAGCTGCGAAAGGCTGACTGTAAAAGGGCGTGTTAGAGAATCATTATTTGCATAATGATATGGAAACAATTACAAAGTACAAGGCTGTTGATGGGGTTGAATTTTATACACACAAAGAATGCGAGGATTATGAGTTGCTAATAGAGGAGGTAGATAACATTATGTCTGTTCTACCCTCTCCAATCGAAACTTGCGATTTCTTTAATGGTAGCGGATATATCCAACACGATAAAGATACATTCGAAAGTGTTAGATTGAAATTCCTTCAATTATGTCAAAAACACATAGATCACAATTGGCTACAACAAACAATTGAAGGGAATTGCCATCCTTCATGGGTAGGGCGATTATTGGATGACTACAACATCAAGCCGCTTTATAAATCGTGGAATAGGTTATCACGAATTGACAAGCTGTATCGCGAGTGGGGGCAGCAATATTTTGTTGAACACCCCAACAAAGCTAAGCAAATTCAATTAAATCAATAAACAACAATTATCATGTCAACAGAAAACAAACAACAGGTAGCAGTACAACAAAAGAATATCACAGAAAAAGTACTTGCTAAGATCGAAACATTTAAACTAGCAGGCGAACTTCGCCTTCCATCTGATTATAGCCCCGAGAATGCTTTAAAAGCAGCTTATCTGGTACTCCTAGAAACAAAAACAAGAGAAGGTAAGCCCGTTATGGAAGCTTGCACACAAGAAAGCATCGCAAATTCACTTCTAAAAATGGTAGTCTGGGCCTTGTCTCCACTCAAGAAGCAGTGTGACTTTATAGCCTATGGAGATAAGCTGTCTTGCGATCCTGAATATACAGGAAACATTGCACTTGCTAAAAGATACGGAGGGCTGAAACACCATAAAGCAAATGCCATCTTCAAAGGCGATGATTTCAAATTCGAGGTTGGTGTTGATGGTAGACGAAGACTAATACATCATAAGCAAAGCCTTGAATCTATCGGCGGTGATGTGATGGGTGCTTATGTTACTTACGAGCTTGAAGATGGCACACAGGACATGGAGATTATGAATATAACTCAAATCCGTAATGCATGGATGCAAGGAGGTTCGAAAGGTGCTTCCAATGCTCACAAGAACTTCTCTGACCAGATGGCAATAAAGACTGTTTACAATCGTATGTGTAAGCTTCTTATTCGTGCCTCCAATGATGCTCCTTTGATGGGTGAAAACGGTTCTGATGATAACGACCAAAAGCCGGACATTATGACCGAATCAAGGCAAGAGATTATCGCCAAAGCCAATGCCGAAGAAATAAGCTTTGAGGATATTCCTGAAGCACCTCAATCCGACACGGGAAATCCCATATCGGGAGAACAAGCTTCTACAGAAGCATCTCAATCAACTAATTCTCAAACCGAAGCTCCTTATTGATTTAATGCCTTGGGCGGGCTTTGTAAAACCCATATATAAATATGAAAACATTTGGAATCATCACTGCAGTTGTATTGGCATCCGCTTTAATATTGGGCGGAATTATGTACGGAATACCAGTTTATAATGTTTGGCAACAAGAAATGTCTGGTAAAGCCGAAATGGCAAAAGCTGAACAGAATCGTAAAATTTTAGTAGAAGAAGCTAAAGCCAAACTTGAAGCGGAAAAGTTGAACGCTCAAGCAGAAGTTGAAAGAGCTAAAGGGATGGCAGAGGCTATGAAAGTCGAGAATGGAACATTGAATAGTACATATAATCAATACCTATTCATCAGAACTCTTGAAAAGCTTGCAGATAAAGGAAGTTTACCTCAAATAATCTATGTTCCTCAAGAGGGATTAACTCCAGTTATGGACATTAACAAGATAAAATGAAACTCCACGTCTTAGGTTCAAATAGAGAAAACTTATTTCAATCTATATTTTAAAGTAGTTCTAACGAGGTCGAAGCCGTTTAGAAAAAGAAATAAGAAATCCATTAATTATCAGGCGTGCCAGCTTCGACCCTATGCACTCCTTTTGATTGATGGATTTTCTCTTTAAATACAAAATCTCATGGAACAAGAAGTTTGGAAAGATATCAAAGGATTCGAGGGTTTATACCAAGTATCTAATCTTGGGAGATTAAAATCATTTAAGAAATACCCATTAGGTTATGTTCTCGCTAGTAAGAATCAATATGGTGATTATTTGAGATATGTCTTGAAAAAAGAAGACTGTAATAAAACCGTATTGGTGCATCGGTTAGTCTATGAAACATTTGTTGGAGAAATTCCTCCTAAACATGACATTGACCATATCGACAGCAATAGACAGAATAACAAGCTAAGTAATCTTCAATGTCTTGATAAGAAAAGTCACGTTGCTAAAACAATAGAACACAATCCTAATTGTCTTCGAGGAATGATAAATAGAAACAAGCACGAGCAAGATGGTATAATCCAATTCTCACTTGCAGGTAGATTTATTTCTATGTTCTCAAATGCTAAAGAAGCATCAATGCAAACAGGTGTTTGTGCCAGAAACATATTGCAAGTTGCCAAAGGAACTGAGTATAAGCCGGGCAAAGTAAGATCACAAGCAGGAGGTTTTAAATGGGAGGTTGCTCCATTAATTGGTATTGAATAATGAAATTAAAGGTATTAAACAGCAATAGCAAAGGGAACTGCTACCTATTCGAATCAAAGAGTGAAGTTCTTATTCTCGAAGCTGGAGTAAAGTTTTCTGAGGTTAAGGAGGCTCTAAATTTTGATATATCTAAAATACGAGGCGTGTGTATATCACATGAACATCTTTGACCATGCTGGGCATATAAAAGATTTTATCAAATCGGGAATACCTGTTTATACTTCACAAGGAACAATTGATGCAGTATCTCAAAAGCTGAATAGTGATTTTGGAATGAACCCTATACAAGCAGGTAGAAGATACCAGATTGGCAAGTTTGGAGTAATGCCATTCGATATACTGCACGATTGCAATCAGCCTTTCGGTTTCCTTATCCAACATGAAGAAATGGGATTATGCGCCTTTATCACCGATACTCACTACATCCCCAACACGTTCAAAGGACTCAATCAAATATTGATAGAAGCCAATTACGAAGAAAGGATATTGAATGAGAACTTAATTGACGGCAAGATTGACAATATGCGTTATCAGCGTGTTATCCGCTCTCACATGAGCCTTGAAACGTGTGTTGAAGCCTTGAAAAAGAATGATCTCAAAGGAGTGCAAAACATAGTCCTGATACACCTATCCCCTCAAAACTCCGATGCAAAGCTATTCAAAAGTAGAGTAGTAGAAGCGACAGGCAAGAATGCACACATCGCCCTCAAAGGGTTGGTGATAGATTTTAATAAAGAACCTTTTTAGTTATGACAAAGCAAGAAGCTATAATCGAAATGCAAAAAGGGATAAAGGTTATACATGCATATTTTTCTCCTTGGGAATGGATTACACTAAAAGATGGCGAGTTCCTGTTTGAAGATGGATACACAGTTAATCCCGATATGTTCTGGGAAGACCGACAAGACGAAGAATGGGAAATCGGATGGGATTATTATCCTGAATAAATAAAAAATTCTTACCGATATGAAATTCAATTTTCAAGATGATAAAGAAAAGATAAGGGCAGAAACCTATCTAAATAAGCTGAGAAGTACACCCACTATAAGAATGGTTGAAATAAAGGCCAAACGTAAGAAAAGGACTGACGATCAAAATGAGTGGTTATGGGGCTGTATTTATCCGATGCTCTTGTATGCTCTTATTAACGAAGGTTGGGAATATACAAACGTTGAGCAAGTACATGAGTTCTTTAAAACAAGATTTACAGCTGATGAAGTAATAAATAAGCACACTGGTGAAATCATTACGTTTCCAAGCTCAACAGCGTCAATGGATACGGTTACTTTCTCAAGCTATTGCGAACTACTTAGAACTTACGCATTGGAATATCTCGATTTAGAGATTCCCGATCCTGACAAAAATTGGAAAGAAAAAGAAGAGAACAAATAAAATCAAATCAAATGGAATTACAAAAGAAAACATTGCCAGTAGAAGAAGCCAACGGCTGGTATTTAATGCAAACAGAAAAACGGTATTGGACTGAAGAGTTTATTGATGAAGATACCGGTGATCGGTCTACAGAGGAACGAAGCGAAACCATTTGCGGAAAAGGTACTCAGATAAACGACATCATGAAATCGCTTCTTCTTGAAAACGGTATTAAAACCATTAAGGTATCAAATGTTCCTCTGCTTGGAGAACAAGATAAGAATCTCAATCTCTGGGAAACAGTTATCAAAGTTCTGACAGGAAAAGGAAACAAGAAAAGCTATATAGTGACAGCTGACAGTCCTGCGGCAGCCGAAGTATTCATTTCCGAATTTCTCGAAGTAAACATGGAAGCTGTCTTCAAGCTTATTAAAATCAATGAACAGGATTACAACAAGGTTATCAAGATCTATGATTCTGAGAAAGAGCAATTGGAACTGAATAAGAAACGTATCTGCTGGTACAAAGCTCAGATCTATTCTCTATTCGATGATGGAGAGGACGAAGGAGAAGGAAGCAGCGCAGGCTCTAGGAACGTTCTTGTACAAGCGACATCTTTCGATAAAGCAATGGCGGCTATCAAAGCTGTCATGACTCAAAACGAGTTCGACAGTATCTACAACACTTTCAAAAAAATCGAAGAACTCAATATCGTAGACGTTTTTATGCCCGATGAAAACTTAGTCTATTATTCGGACGAAGATCTTACTAAAATAACCGTAGAAGATTAATCCTATGATAACACTTCGTAAAAATCAGGTAGAACCAATAAGCAAGGCAACGGCGTTTTTCAAGGAGAAACGCCCGGCTCCTTCGCTCATAGTATTACCCACTGCTTGGGGTAAATCTATCCTTACCGCTTTCGTGGCAAATGAGATAGAAGATAAGCTTCTTGTGATACAACCCAGTAAAGAACTTTTGGAACAAAACTATAAGAAGTACGTTTCCCTATGTGGCGACTTCGGGGCACAAGCGGGTGTTTATTCCGCTTCTTTCGGTCGTAAGGATATCAATAAAATCACTTATGCAACAATCGGAAGTATAAAGAAAATCGGAAAGACTTTCAAGCAGCTTGGATTTAAGAAAATGCTGATCGATGAAGCACATCTTTACCCGCGTGAAGCCGATTCTATGCTCGGAACATTTCTTGAAGATAGCGAGATATCGCATGTACTGGGTATAACAGCAACGCCGATCAAGTTACAAGCAAATACAGGCCTCGATGGTGAACGGTTCTCTAAATTGGTAATGTTGACAAGTAGGTCCAAGAAAGGAAACTTCTTCAAAGATATTGTTCATGTGAGCCAAGTTCAGGAAATGATCGAATTAGGGTTCTGGAGTAAGCTTGTTTATAAAACATCCGGATTCGACAGTTCACAGCTCGTTTACAACTCTTCAAAATCTGAGTTTACAGAAGATAGTATGCAACGTGCCTTTGCGGCCAATGACATACATAATCAGATAAAACAAGAGCTTGATGTGAATAGTGCTCGAAAGCATATCCTGGCATTTGTCCCATCGATAGATGAAGCGATTCAATTTGCACAAGAGTACCCGAATTCGGCAGCCATTTATTCAGGTATGCACGCATCGGAACGTGAGCGAGTGATATCCGAATTCAGAAAAGGTAATATTCGTGTCATATTCAATGTGCGTGTTCTTTCAACAGGTTTTGACTATACCAAGATCGATTGTATTATTCTCGGTATCTCAACGGCTTCTATCGCTCTGTATTATCAGATATTAGGAAGAGGAACACGTATCGACGATGAGAAAGAGAATTGCTTAATATCTGACCTTGCAGGCAATGTAGATCGTTTCGGAAAAGTAGAAGATATAACATTCGAGAAAGAGCGAATCTGGAAGATGTACGGTACTGGAGGAAGGCTTTTATCTGGTATTCCTATACATGAGATCGGCACAGTAAAGAAAGGCGATGCGGAGAAGTCAATACAGCAAAATAACTCAATCGGCAAACCTCTTGATACTATGCCATTCGGAAAATATAAGGGCGAAAGTTTTAAAGATATTCCTAAAGAATACCGGGAATGGATGCTTAAATCATTTGATTGGCACGCTGCGAATATGAATTTGAAAGCGGCTATTGAGGGGAGTTTGTAATTTAAAAATGTGTAGTTATGGTTTACGGATATTTAAGAGTTAGCTCTGATGAGCAGGATGTGAATAATCAAAAACAGGGCGTGATTGATTTTGCAAAGAATAAAGAATGGGAAGTATCGGATTGGATTTCTGATGAAGGGGTGTCTGGAATAAAAGACCCCGAAAAAAGACAACTCGGTGTTTTGATGAAAAAATGTCAAAAAGGTGATATCATCGTTTGTTCGGAGCTATCCAGATTGGGTAGAAAGATGCTGATGGTAATGTCTATTTTAGAATATTGCATGAAGAACGAAATAATGATTTATACAGTAAAGGATAATTATGTTTTAGGAGATAATATTCAATCAACTGTATTAGCCTTTGCTTTCAGTCTTGCATCTCAAATAGAAAGAGACATGATAGCCTTGAGGACAAAAGAAGCATTAATGGTTAGGCGAAAGGCTGGCGTTCTTCTTGGAACCCCTCGAAGTCCCAAAAAAGTATCTTATGTAAGCGATAATGATTTAGGACGAATGATCGAGATGGCTGAAAATGGATTAAGCCTCACGTCAATAGCCGAAACTATAGGAATCCACAGGCTTACAGTTGGATATCATTTAACGAAAAGCAAAGTATTTAAAGGTGTTTTAGATGGGTATAATCTCACATACTCAAATGGGAACAAAATTCATATGACGAAAAGAAATGCAGTTAGTTATGGATTGTATTACAAGCATATTCAATCTGCATATAGAGAGAATAAGGATTTGTCTATAATAGGAATTGTGGGTATAGAACCTGTATATAGGGAAATATCATATCAGTATAATGATGCATTTAAGGTATCAGAACATGAAAATATTGAAAGAGATGCTATTGAGAAATATATTCTTGACAATCTTACTTTGCCTGAAATACATCAACGCTTTTCGGACAAAGTAGATTATGACACAGTCTATGATTACGTTGCCGATGATACCTATCTATCCAATGAGTATAGACAGAGAGGGCAACTAAGATGCAAATCTAAGAGAGAGAGGTACTAATGGCTTATAATATTAAAGAATTAACAGAACTTAAAGAGTATTTCAGAGAGGTATTCGGAGTAGGAATCGGCCAATTTATAGATACTCTTATGACTTCTGCTTGTGCTAAGATAATGATAGACATTGTTAAATTCGATGAATATCTACATAAAACACATCCAGATGATTCGGATTTATCATGTGATGAAATAATATTCAAATACTACGGCGATGAAGCGGCCGCCTTAATTGATGAACTTATATGAAAGCTAAACCTAAGATACCTGTTTCATGGTCGGAAGACGATATTAAATTCATTCGTAATAATTATTATCAAATGACATGGAAACAGCTGTTTGTAGCCATTAAGGAATTAAACAAAACGGCTACTATCCAAGCTTTACGACATCAATGTATTCGAATGAAGTTAGCAAAACAAGTGCAAATACGCTGGTGTAAAGAAGATATCCAATATCTTATTGATAATTATCAAACTAAAGGGGATAAAGAACTGGCTATAGATTTAAATAAATTAAAGCGGACATTCCGGGTTATAAATGGCAAGAAGGTATATCGTATATTCAAAAAAAAGCATATTGAAAAGAAAATGAATCTGCTTGGTTTAAAGAGATCTATTGATGAATATAATGCAATAAGAAAGCGTAATATTCAAATTGGACTCACACATGCATGGAGTAAAGATAAAAATGTATATACATTGGGGATAAAAGAAGTTGCTAAAGATGGAACAATCAGAGCATGGAAACATTATGGACGTATGCTAAAACATATTAAAGTTGATGGAAGATTCAAACACTATCATCGCTTTTTATGGGAGCAAGCTTTTGGCCCAGTACCCAAAGGATATAATGTAATATTTAAAGACGGTGATTCAATGAACTGTGTATTAGAAAACTTGGAATGTATTACCGATAGAGGGATACAGTTGCGTAATTCCGGAACTGTCAATTTAGCAGATGGCTTTGTAGCCTTTTGCCTACTCGGTCAGAAATCAACAAAAGATCAAAGAAATAAAATAGTAGAGTCCTATCCCGAATTGATAGAGATTAAAAGACAACAAATGATATTAACTCGTAAAATAAAAGAACAAAATGAGAGCAATTGACAGATTAAAACAAATGATCGGTAACGTTTACCGATATGAAAGCGGTATTGTAACCGTGCATGATGTAGAAATAGCAGAGCCTTTCGGAATCTTGAAAACCGATAATGGAGATATAAAAATATCTCTTGACGATATTGATGCAGAATTAAGCTTCTTCTCTCTGAAAAAAGATAATGAAATGGTTCGTAATCCTACCGTTATGCAAATGGTATCACAAAGCGGTGCTATGTACGAGCAGCTACAAAACACTTTACTCGATACCATCAAAAGGGTACAGGAAAATAAGGAATATATTCCTCAAGCTTCTGCGATAAATGAAACGATGAAATCGATTATCGATCTCGAGAAAGTGAAAGTGCAGACGTTACAATTATTGAAAGCGTAAGCTATGCCAATAGATTACAAACGTTATCCTCCGAATTGGAAAACAGAGATTCGCCCCGCGATACTTGAGAGAGCAAACAATTGCTGTGAGCATTGCGGGGTTGAAAACTATTCGATTCGAGACGGAAAGAAGATTGTGCTGACTATCGCACATTTAGACCATGACGAAGAAAACTGGAACATCTCTTATGATAGGCTTGCTGCTTTATGCCAAAGATGTCATTTGAGATATGATGCTAAAGAGAAAGCTAGGAGGAGAAATAACAAGCAAAATCTTATAGAACTAGGGTTATGATCAAATAAAGATAAGCTGTTAATAACTGGACTTCGCTTTATTCTCTTTCATCATTTATATAATATACATTTGTGTAAAACTAACATTAATTATGAAATTTAGAGACGGTGTAGAACGTGACCCTGAGGATTACGGATATCTTATTTTGAAACAAAAGGACTTAGATGTTATTTCCAAAAAGAGAAAAGATATACCTGATTACAAAAAGAGCCTTGAGTATGTAAAGGAATTTACACAAATACCTCCTGTTTATTTGTACAAGATAAAACTGAAGGATTTAGAAATAGGAGAAGGTTTCCACGATGCAAATATAAATTATGTCTGCAGAAGAAGTGAATAGATTATGCTGCCTCAATAATACTTTTATCTTTGGGATTCTTTTTTAGAAAGTCTTTATTGATAATATATGCGCTCATTTTATTGGCATCAAGAGGTTTTAACAACTCTTTGATGCCTTCTTTATTTAAATCCGGATCAATCCATCTTTGCTCGTCTTCAGATGATAGTATAACAGGCATACGTTTTTTTGTATTATGGATATATTCCATTAAAGAATTAGCCTCACTTGTTATTATAGAGAATGAATGGTATATTTCACCTGTTTGCGGATTGTTCCAAACATCGAATATTCCGGCCATAGAGAAAATATCTTCATTTTTCACCTGAATAAAGTAAGGTATTTTATCTTTCCCTTCATGTCGCCATTCAAAGAAACCTGTTGACGGAACGATACAACGTTTTGACATAATCGAATGTCTGAATGACGGTTTTTCGAACACGGTATCTGCCTTCGCATTGATTGTCATATTCTCGATCTCCTTCGCCTGTTCCTCAGATTTTACCCAAAATGGAACTAACCCCCAATGAAAAGCTTGTAATTCATTGTCACCTGTTGCGATTGGATATAATGGATGTGTGAAAGCATTAACATGGTAGTTTTCTTCAAGAATTTCTTTATATATCTCAACAATATCAGTCTTTAGATTATATCGAGCTGCAAGCTTCTTAGCTTTTGCACTCATGGAGTTATGAAAACACATAATTTTTCTATTAGAAACAATTTAATAATCAAAAAGTTGTAAGAGTCGTTTCTCATCTATAAAATTAACAAATGAACAATCGTTTATTAGAATTCGTTAAGTATATATCTACAAAAAGAATTCGGAGAATTGCCTAGAATAAATTGATATAAAAGTATTTATTATGCAGAAGAACTTCTGCTAGCTTAAATTTTTATTAAACATAAATCTATGCTTATGAAAAGGAATTTCTACATGGCTATTTTGTCGATAGCAGTTTTACTACTTGGCTGTACTGATAGTGAGAATGAATTAGTGACAGATGATTATTCTAATGGAAAAACGACCAAAGGAATGGTCAGTCCTTCTTTAGGAAAAGAATCATCCAGTAATCCCAATCTATATTATTATTGGGATGATTGGACTAAGGTGAACAACATCTTCCTCAACAGAGAAGGAGAAGTCGATCCTCCTTGGTATACTAATTTCGGAAATTCGATGAGAATACCAGAAAATATAAGAATAGATGTGAAAAAGGAGGATGGATGGATAATGTTGGGGCATACGTTAGAGAGATTGAATCTGGCAGAACCGAATTATATGCTTTTTTATAACAAGAGAACTGGTATCCTGAAAGGTTTTTACTTCTCTGATGCTGCAGAACAAAATCAGAATGTGAAGTGGGTTTTAAGTACATCACAACCTTCTTCTCTTTTACCTGCTAATGAAAGGTTTTCCAATCTAAGTAGTCAGGGACAGACGTATGCAATAACATCAAATATTGTCATTCCGAAGGTCCTCTTAATCAAGGTTGGAATTGTTTTACTTTTGAATTACCTTATGGCACTTTAAATCAAAATCCAATTATCAGTATTACAGGATACAGTATTAACCGATACGAATTAACAGGAACAGGAACATTTTCCGGTCAGGTTGTGGTTCCGACAACAGTGACTTCTAACAGCTTGGATTCATGGAAAAGTTTTCTAAACATGACATCAAGCTTTACCGGAGCAACAAGTACTTTTGCTAATTTATTTAAAAAACCGAGTACTAAAACATCAAGCGAACTATTAAATGGCCATAATAAGTCAACTAAAAGTATTATAGGAACTATAGGGATTATAAATTCTGCAGTTTCAATAGCCTCCAGCTTACTTGGTGGTGCGTCTTTCTTTACATCAAAAAAGGAAACTGTCATCCAAAGATATGATTTCAGTGGTAATATTAAATTAACGGGAGAGGTTGTTGGCAAATTTGATGGATTAATTAAATCTATAGACAATATAAATCTTGGTCTTTTAAACAATAATGAAGTACTAGGTGTCTGGGGACTTAAGGAATTACCGAAAATAACTGTTAAAAAGTATGCTTTTGTAAACTCTTTTAGTGTTCCTGTAGATACTGAAAGGTATGATGTTGAGCGATCTCTTTACATAAAACCTGAAGTAAAAAAAGAATCAATAATAATCAATCCGGCCTTACTTCCTTTAATTAAAGACTATAAGGTAACAGTAGGTGATGTAATATCAGCTAGTAGCAGTGATAAAAAAATACGAGGTTTAAAATATGAGCAAATCCAAAATGACTGGTATAGTGCCAATACTGATAAGGGCAGTCTCAAATTACAGACTAAAATTCTCCCTGGTGGCTATATGTATTTACGTGACACAAGATATGTAGATTTTTATATGTCATTTTTGGATACTTTCCCTGAAATGTATGTTAGCGTTTTGGTTGAGATAGAATATAACGATGGAAGCGTCTTGTCTTCTAGTAGAGTTTTCAAAGTTAACGGGTCAATCTATGACAATAAATCTGATATTACGAGGTCAACTCCTAGATATACTCAAAACATATTCGTAAATTATCTTTTTATTGGTGAAGACCGTTTTTCTCTTTAAATAATAGGTTTCCCTTTTAAAATAAATTCCTTATTTTAAAAGGATAACATCACTCAGTTTTGTAGTATAACATGGGCTCAAAAGTTCACGCCGGAGAGTCCATGTTTTATTTGTTCCCTGTATCGCTAAGTTTAGAACATTGCGGGTAAATCCTTTATTCAGGTTATCTACAACTTTCATTAACCTGTTGTGTTTATCACGATCTACATTATCAAATAAATGTGTTTGAATTCCTGTATCAGGTGCTATTTCGGTAATAATAACGCCTGCTTTTTTATATTGATATCCCGGTTTGAATATATTCCCCAAAGCTTCTAATGCATACTTAGTAATCTCTAAGGTGCTGTTTGTCGGTACCGGCAATTCGATAACACTGTTTCTGAAATATTGAGGAAGATCTTCTCTGAAATTATTGGTGTGTATAAATACCATAAGCGAACAGGCACAAGATTTTTGCTCTCGCAATTTTTCCGAGCATAAAGAAGCGTAGTAGGCTACAGCCTCTCTCATTTGTTCTAGTTCGGTTACGGTCTTACCAAATGCTCTTGAGGTACAAATTTGCTTCTTATCCGGCTGTATCTCTTCCAGACTTATACATGATTCTCCTTGAAGTTCAAGCCAGGTTCGTTCTCCTACAACAGTCATATATTTACGCACCCATGATCGATGCATCTGTGTGAAATCATAAGCAGTGTTTACACCTTGCAATTTCAGTTTCTTCTCTGTACGATGGCCAATGCCCCACACATCACCAATCTCGGTCTTTTGAAGAGCCTTGATGCGTTTTTCATCGGTATCTATAATACATATCCCTTCGTATTTTTTATACTTCTTCGCAAACTTGTTTGCTATCTTGGCCAGAGTTTTTGTTGGAGCAACACCCATTGAAACAGGTATACCGGTCCATTTGGTAGTTGTATCAACAATATGCTTACCGTATTCTTTTAAATCGCTAAAACCTGATAAGTCGAGGAATGCCTCATCAATAGAGTATACTTCCATATTTGGAGTGAATGACGAAAGAATAGTCATTACCCTGTTGCTCATATCACCGTAAAGCGTATAATTTGAAGAAAAGACCTTTATTTCGTGTCTCTTTATTTCTTCTTTGATCTGATAAGCAGGAACACCCATTTTAACTCCTATCTTCTTGCTTTCGTTAGATCGTGCAATAACACAGCCGTCATTGTTGCTTAAAACAACGATAGGCACATTTCTTAAATCAGGGCGAAATACCCTCTCGCAAGAAGCATAGAAGTTATTACAATCAACTAGGGCAAACATATCAGAAGTCCATTACAGGCGGTTTCTTTATTATCTCTATTATCATACCCCAAATAACAAAGTCGTTTTCGGGTGTGACTTTTATCGGCTCATATTTATTATTTGCGGAGTGAAGCCAGATTATACCTTTATCCTTTTCTTTGAGATTAAGATATTTTGCTGTAAATTCCCCATCAATAAAGCAGATAGCCATTTTTCCATGAACAAAGGGTTCTGATTTATCGACTAAGACAAGATCACCTATATCTAATCCGGCATCTTTCAAACTATCACCTGTAACCTTAGCGATAAATGTAGCTGAAGGATGCTTTATTAGTTCCTTGTTTAGATCAATAGAGGAATCAATATAATCTTGAGCGGGGCTTGGGAATCCTGCTTTAACGCCTCCAACGAAGGGTAATAAAATTTCATTACTCGTCTCTACGGCTAAAAATGTAAGTGCCTTCTTTTTGTCCATTTATTTTGCTATTCGATGGCAAAAATATATAAGAAAATAGTTCTTCGATGTTAATTATATGAGTTTAACTAAAGATGAAATTTTTATATTTTAAATATAAAATGGCTCATGATCCTCAAAGCTGCATTGAATGCAAAAAACGAACCGTATCTGTAATATCTACTCCTGAAGGCCCGGTATGTTATCAGTGTTTTTCGGAAAAGAGAAATCCATCCCAAAAAGGCAAGAAGCATGATAAGCCGGAAGAACGAATGCAGACAGAGTTCTTCAATCAAGTACCGTTATTCTTTCCAAAGCTACCAAATAAACTCCTTCTGGCTGTACCCAATGGAGGTTCCCGAAATATCATTGAAGCAAAGAACCTAAAAGCACAAGGGGTAAAATCTGGTGTTAGTGATGTGCTACTGCTTATACCGAAAAAGGGGTTCTCTTGCCTTTGTCTTGAGTTTAAAACACCAACAGGTAGACAATCCGATGAACAAATAGAGTTTCAAAAACAATCAGAAAAAGCCGGAAATAAATATGTAGTTGTCCGATCTGCAAAAGAGGCTATCGATGCATTGAAGTGGTATTTGGGATAAATTAAGTATAAAAGTCAGTTATGGAGAAAGCAAAAATAAGCCGCATATCTTCCCAGACAAGCGACTCTATCGAGGAAATAAAATAAACATAAATATTTTGTTTATCTTATCTAATTAACAAAGAATCTAAATAAGGAGCAATAATTCTAGTTGCAACAATAGTTGTATTTCCAACTTCCTTCTCCATTTCTTTAAAAGAAATATTATAATCATCTCTTTACTAGATTTAATCCGCCCAAAATAAGTCTGACTAAATCTAGATGGGTATCTTTTATATTTGGTTATGATTTTTTGCCACTTTAAATATTATTTAAGGTTACAAAAATAGAAAATATTGACAATTATATGTATTTTTTTAATCTAAAAATAAATTTGGCTATCATATATTTAGCAAACTCATTCTAAAGATAAACATTAAAAAAACATTCAATCTCACGACTAAACGACTCCATAAGTTTAACCTTTAATAAATTAAAACCCATACTTCACACCAAACAAATGTCCGTTAGCCTGACTACTTAAACTCTTCTGATATTGATATTCAATGCCAATATCGTGATAGAACATACCGCCTCCAATTCCGACATAATTAAGAGTAGAGTAAGATGCAGAGATAAACGGCTGCCATGCTTTAGTCTTATAAATTGTCTGGCGTTCTATTACAGGAGTGAAGTTATAATCTAAAGCCGATAGTTTGTTATATTGGATTACGGGAAATAGCTCTAATTTTCCTTGCGTCTTATTATCGAAGGCTGTAAGCTTGTATGTTCGCTTTAGTTCATAATCAGCAATTATCGCAGATGTATCAACAGGAATGCTCAAATACTTTATACTCCCTGTGTCTTTATATTGGATATCCGGCTTTTCTTCTTTTATCGGTTCAAACTGTGTCGGACTTACTGATCCTGTAAGCGTTTCACCCTTTATATATTCTTTCTTCGGTTCGGAATCAATGGAAGATCGACCGATAAAGAAGCCTATAATCAGACAGACAATTCCACAGAGAACTATTAATGTTGATTTTTTCATAATCCTTCTTCTTTTACGATTTGTTCTACTGTATTTAGCATTGACAGAGCAGTCTTGACATATTCGGGACCAGTGGCATACTTCCAGCCAGTATCATCCATTAACCTTTTTACGAATTCTCTTGGATCATTCCTATATGGCCAAGCATCAGCATAACCCGATTTACGGAACAAAGCTTGATGGTCGTACAAACAATCTTCTAAAGTATCATACACTCGGAACAAACGATACACTATGTATTTGTAATTACCGTTCGATAGCTTTTCAGGAGTACCAACAACCATTTCAGGAGACTTAAAAGTTACATTCGGATTGCTGAAGTACTCTGTTGTTCTAACCAACTGTGTTTTTCCAGACCAAGAACTACCTTTAGTTATTCCGAACAAGTTATTCGGAAGCTTGCCATCTAAACTCCAACCACGTTCCAAAGCTGCTTGCATCGTTTCAAAGATCGGATGTATAGAATCATTCGGTTTTTCTTCATGCAGTCTCTTTGCTGCCGGATAAACCGCCTTGACAAAATCGATCTGTTTTTTAGTTGCCATTATCATCCTCCTTTTCTTCTACTTCTATAATATCGTTTTTCTTAGAGAAGAACTTAAATACATTTACTTTTACCTTTTTGCCTTTAGCAGCAAAGTAGTTCACATAAATACTTTCAAGCTCAACACCATAAATGACTAGTAAGATAATTAGCGGCAATAGATCAATTCCGAACGGTTGACCGAATGCTTGACCGAAAGTATATGCGAGTATAATCCATAGACAATAATTAGTTATTTTGTCGAAAGTGCGCCTTACAGCTCTCGATCGCTTTACTATCTCATTACGATATTTAGCGGCTGATATGCCAAACTTTAAATCTGCCATTGTCAAAAGAAAAGCCAATGATAAAAGCCATTTAGCCCAAATAAAGAAATCGAGCAATCCAATAAGGAAACCATCAGTATAGTTGTTATCCATAGCCTTATCCCTCTATTGGTTGTACTTCTTTTTCGATCTCACCGACAATTGCTTTGAACTGTTCAGCATGGGCAATATAATCCTCACTATCCCTGAGAAATAAATTTACCTGTCCGTTTTCCTTCCGAATATTACCGACCTCATTTGGTACAGAGTTCACTTCTTGTCGAATCGAGCATGAAATCAAGGATATCACTCCGTTAACAATCGTATATACAACACGATATTCATAACCTCCTACGGTCAAAGTTGACTCTTTTGTTACTGATGCACTTATTAGTTTAAGCATAATGATATAAATTTGATATTTTATATAAAATATACCGGATTGGGATAATTTCTTGAAGTGATCTTACGAAATAAATTATATAGAAGACATAAAAAAATTGTTGGCTGAAATAGAGAATAATAAAAGTTAATTCCTATTTTCATATAATAATCTTAAAATTTATGATATGAAGAAATTTTTACTGCTTTTATCCCTAGTCCTTATTGTGATAGGATGTTCCAACAATAAGAAACAGGCAATTGATCCAGAATATGAAGAATTAGCTAAAAACGATAACATCAACAATCTTGGTATTTGGAAAATAGGTGATTATGTTGATGAATTTGGCGAAAAAATGGGAATTAAATATATTTACGCATCAGCTCAAGGCTATTTCAGTAATTCAGCCACAACAAATTCTCCATTAGATATCACAATAACTGTAAGCCCATATTCAGTCGATTTAAAGCTTTATGAATATTCAGGCAATCATCCTGTAAAAGGGGAAGGATATATGAATTTTTCTATTAAGGACTCCAAAGGATTGGTTCATTATATAGAGACGTATAATGATGAAAATGGAAATAATACTGTAAAAGACTTGAATTATAAATCTGACAGTATAATGAGGGATGTCTTACGAAAAGGGGGAGAGATTAAATTTTACGGTGTTGCCGATAGATACGGATCTAAGAGTGAATATACATTTACATTGAATAATGCAGATTTTCTCGAAAAAGCATTGAATCAGATTGGACAAACATTGGAAAGAGAAGAGTAAACGAGGTTACGCCATATTCCATAACAAACAAAAGGCAATTTCACGAAAAAAATGATAGTTATATATTTTAGAATATATCCTATTTCCTTTTTATAATAATTGTTACATTTGTTAAAAAATTAATTCCTATCTAATTATGAATAAACTATTACTTATTTTATTTTGTTTGCCTTTACTTATCGCTTGTGGCGATAGTGGCAATGATCCCGTACCCGTGTCGAAAGAAAGAACCATTACGTACAAGTTCAACACGAATAGTGCACCTACAGGCACAAACAACCTGATCGGTGTTCAGATTTATAAAGGAGTAAAGGCAGGTAGCTTAATCCAATATAGCCCCTATGCATACGGACTTTTCGATGATTTCAGTAAGATCAAACTCGAACTACCTAAAGATGCCGAATATAAGATTGTATCGTCTGTAGTTGTAGATGGTAAAACAAAAGTCGGAAAAGACGGAAACGGGTATCTCAAGCCTTTTGCACTTGGAGGTACAGCAGGCGTTCAGTTGACAAATACGTTCACGTTGGACGATACTAGAGCTATGACGTTGCTTAATCAAAGCACCACTACGCTATCTAGCTCTAATAAAAAAACTACAAAAGAAAATTATGAGGCTGACCCGAATGAATACAAGATACCTAATCTCGATCGTTATTATGGAGAGGTTAAAGAATACAATGGCAGTAACTCCGACAATCCTGTAATAGACATGCAACGATGTGTTTTTGGTGTTAAGTTAAGCCTTGACGATGTGTCTAATATAGATGAAGGGCTACATGTTTCCTTCTTTATATACGTATATGGTGCTCCTGATACATTGAAGGTCTCTAATACCGATGAAGTGAAACAGGTAGAAAGGGTTTATACATTGATGGACGAATCTGACCAGATATCTTTCAGAACTAAATCATGGTGGATTGTCAATGATGGACAACCTTTTGTCGCGTCAGATGGAGGTGTTTCAGATGCTTATAAATCAGCCTTAATGGAGATAAAGAGCTACCCCTATTTTAAAGATGGGAGTCAACGATGGGGTGAAAAAATAAATTGGCGTTATTGGTATTATGAACCGGAACCTGCTAGTTAATATATTAAATAAAAGCTACCAATATACGGTAGCTTTTATTTTTATATGCTCATCCAAGAAGCTCCCCCATTTGTTGACTTCTGGAGTCCGCTACTCGTTAATCTTAACATATATTGATCCATTCGCATATATATGCCATCTGTAGTTATGTGCATATACTTATTACTGCTCATAGCCGTAAGGAATCCATTTAATCCCATCTCTGTAAATTGACTTAGCGGTATTACCTGTATTACAACATTTGAATTCATTGTAAAAGATGCAGTACCCGTAAAGTAGGCATCCGTTATAGCCATCATCTCAATCTCTATTCGCCAATTGCCCGCAACTACACCATTCAGCCTGGCAGACTCAAATACAGTTCCTCCGAAGTCTCTCGGCGATGCTTCAATTGATGCGATCTCGTATGACGCATACGTTGTTGTATTCCGAAGCCTGATTACTGTTCTGGCATATACGGTTGTAGGACTACCGATTGTATTTATAGTCGCCGATATGCTGATTGCAGGAATAACCAGATCATATACTTTTCCGGCTGCAAGAGTAAATGTACGCCCATACCATACATTTGTCTCATTTTGTATTGATCTACTGGCGGCCGCACCGCCTGTATTTACAGGCTCCGTTGTTTCATATCCTCCTATATTTGCGATAGAGGTTATGTCTGTCGGCTTTATGGTAACACGTGTATTCCCTCCAGCATCAGCAACTGTTATCTGGTTGTTTCCCGATACCCTCAACGCACCTTCAATATTAGCATTCTTTGATGTAAAATCGCCGTTAGGATCTACCTTAAACTTTCCATTACCCACATTTAGTTGTCCGGCTTCTATAGCGTCTGCAATCGTATCTCCTTTCAGTTCTATGGTTTTAGAAGATAACGTTATTTTATTGGCAGCAATACTCAAAGAACTTGCAACCTCAGCCAAAGTAGTCTTCCCGTCTATTTGCGATTGGGTGTCTTCGGGGGCTTCCGTCCAAGCAGTAGCTTTATTTCCTTCCTCTAATTTCATACCACATATAAGCAGCTTTACTCCGGCAGGTAATCCCGCACTTAACTCAAGCCTCAATCCACTTGTATCACTCTTATTTAATCTTACGGGAACCGATAGACGAGTCCATATGTTCGGTAAAGCTGATATGGCTGATATCAATATTGCATTAGGTAGGCCGTAAGCCCAGAGACTACCACTAACAGAAGATGCGCTGCCATCTATTTTCAGATAAAAACTAAGCATATAATCAGTATCAGCCAAAAGACTTGTATCTGTTAGCTTATATGCGTATGCAGACCATGCAGTAGAAGTTGAGTAAATACGACATCCATTATAGATATCTGTTAATAACGATACCGTTCCTTTTGTTTGCCAATATGATGTATCGTAATTAGCACTTCTTTTTAAAAAGTTACGTCCGCCTACCTGTATTTGCGAAACAGCAAGAGTTATTTTATCAGGTGTCTGATCTATCAAAGATTTAAGGGTTTCTCCTGTCCCCAAACCGTTAATGCCTGTTTTGGTAACCAATGACGATATAGAGTCGTTTGTCTGAGTTACATACGATCCTGATACATTGAAATTGATCTGTACCCACGTTGTGCCGTTCCAACGATACTCAAACCGACAAACATTTTTCGATGAATCCATGTTCACAACGCCTGTTGTATCTGTATAAGTCACCTTCTGCCAGATGTCCCCTACCGAGAATCCCCCACTCGGAGCTGTAGGTTGTGCATCTTGATAGTATGTGCGAGTTTTACTGTCAGCAGTCGTTTGGGCGTTGTTAACTTGAGTTACAACACTCGATATCTGCCCCGCCTGTTGTGTAATACTGCTTTCTGTTGCAGATACCCTGCCGCCTAAAGTATTAAAATCAGTCTGGCTTACCTTAGATGATATCTGAGTATCCAACACCTGCATTTGCGCATTATACTCTGAATAGGCAACTTTACTCAATAATCCTGCATTGGCTGTATCGGCAGCGGATTGAGCCGTAGTTATTCTAGCCTGCACATCTTCGGGAGCTTCCGTCCAATCGGTTCTTTTATTACCTGTTTCCAATTTTATCCACTCAAATTCCCATGAGTCGGTTGCAGCCTGGTTACCTACCAGATAAATCCCCACATTCCTATTACTGGTTTGAGCCGGAACGGTCTTTACAGCAGAATAAAGGCCATCGCTTATCTTTGCAATCTGACCGCCATAATACAATCCACCATTAAACCAAATGCCGAATAGTTTATCCCCCGGGATGTTTCCCTTGATAGTAACTGTCAGCACTTCGCCCACGATGAAGTCTCTACTGGAAATGAATGTGCCTATGTTGTACGCGCTCCCGGCCTTTGCTGTCTTGCTATTCAATAACAGATTCCGGCCTCCCACCTGGATTGCACTTACCTTATCTGTTGCGTCAGTTGCAGCTGTAGAGATAGCTGCATTTTGTGCATTCGTGATAGCTGTCGTCACGTTTGTCCCCGATGACTGGATAGTGAAGTCTCCTGTAAATTTGTTCCCTGATGGAGAAATAACAGTTACCTCTTTGCCTGTCAGGTTATACGAGTTTATACCTGCATATTGCTTGAAGCTCGGAGCGTCCGAACCGTAAGCAGATAAGATGATAGCCGATCGCCTTGCGCTATTTGTACGGTTACCGAACTGGATTATTTCGTCGTTAACTGCCGGGACTCCTGCACCGTCCTTATCTGTCTTTGAGATATTAATATAATCCGTGCCTACCGATGTTACCCGTGCCCAATAGTACTTTATATTAGCACCGTTGAACTTCCGGCATATCACCTGATCGTCAACGGCGAACTGGTTAGCAATAGTTCCGTTTGAAGTATCAAAAGAGCATTTCCAGTACGATCCCCCATCTGTCACAGCATTACAATACATATTCGCAAGAGAGAGTAATATCTGGCCGCCCACACTTTTAATTTCTGCAATAGTAAGTGTATTGATAATCATTTCCCGCCTTACCATCAGATTGTCAAATTCAGCGTATGATTGTCCGTTGGCTGCTAACCATGTACGGAATCCATTACCGAACTGACCCGATGTAAATGTTTCATTTCCGAACTGATCTGAGATAGCTTCGTTCGCTTTTATTTTCTTCTGAAAAAGGACATCGCCTTGTACGGTCCCGCCTGCTTGTTTATTCAGGTAGCGGGCATCTGATGCTTTAGCAGAATAAGCATTAAAGTCGCTTGCAGGTGTATTATCGAATTGAGTTATAAGATAAACACCGTTCTTACCTGTAGCCTGATAGGTAACACCTGCAATTTGTAGCTCTTTTATCGAGTTATCGACACTTTTAGCCCATGAAGCAGCAGCATTATCCCCTACTGTATAAGTAGCCTGATATTTATTTAAAAGACGTTTTTCATACCCTTGTATGCGTGATGATCGAAAACCGCCGTCAAATTGGTCGTGTATGAGCTTTATCTTTTGTCCTATCTCCAGATCCATCTCATTATCGGCGAAATGCTGTATCATGGTAGGACACTCAAATACCGATTTATCCTTCAACATATCTTGCTGCCATTCTACAGCAGTATCATATAACTCCTGTTCTCCAGCCGGTATATACTGATCGGAAACGAGCTGTATGTTGAATCCGTAAAGGATATATGTATCTCCGTTTTGAGGCTTTAGGGTGTCGTTAGGTAAGGCTTTGCCGTAATCTTCATTGCGCACTATTTCAAATAGTTGAGAATCGGGATCTGTTTCAGGTTTACCAAGGGGATTGAATTTAACGGCAAAATCCAAACCATTAAGAGTCGTGCCGCTTTGAATGGCGATACGAAGCTCAACACCCGGCATTAAATATTCTTCCTTGAATTGCAGGCCTGTATCTTTATACCTGTAAGCATTCCATTTCGTAACTACTCCGGTGTCTGTATCCGTATCGGTATATTCTACTGTCGTAATAGAAGACATCGTTCCTATCCTTTTCGGGTAGACCTTTTCAAAAATAACGACAGCCGATTTTATCTCTTCAGGTGACATGTTTGGCTTTGCATCAATAAACTTGCCTTTGGATGCAGGAATACGAAGCCTTTTTTGATAGATGGCGTCCACAGCCTCTCCCGGTGTTGTCTCTCTATAATTTGCCGGGATATTACGTGTAGAACCAAAAGCAAGGATACGTGTATATTTTTCTGAGTTTTCTCCTTCCGAACGTTCCATCTTTTCGACCGACACTTCGCTCTCAAAATCGATCTCCGAGCCGTATGATAATTTCTTTACCAAATGGAATGTTGTGCCCGTCAGATGCCATTCTCCCCCGTATTCCTCTGCTATCTGTGTGGCTGCATCCCAGATCGACACTTTATCGAATCGAAGGTATTTTAATTCCATGAATTCGATAGTACCTACATTGAAAGTGTTAACTCCAAAATAACGATTAGCATTATCGGCCAGCAACTGAAAGTGAGTAGCTGCATTACTCATCAAAGACCACTCCGCCTCTTCAAGGTTTTGATTCATATAATAGAACGTATCGTCCTGTAACAAAGTCGTCCAGTGATCGAAACGAAGCGTATATTTGTAATTACATTTATTTACCTCATCGGGTATATAATCTTCCTTGATAATATACTTTTCACCTTCCCAGATAATATAATCCGAACGAACGAACTTAAAGAAAATATCTAACGCAAAAGATAGCTCGATATAATGCTCGCTCATTAGGGCGTTTTTCTCGATGTCTGTATCTTTGAGGGCATACCGTGCCTTTACAACTTGGTTCTTATCACGAATTGGAATAATGAATTCCTCTACGGCTGTTTCTTCGTCAAACCCAATAATTATATCTTCATAGAAAATAGCTAAGGCCTCTATACCTTCATTGTTCAAATCATCGTGAATATTCCACAAACCTTTCGGCTTGTTCAATAACGTACTTTGCTTATTGGTCTTTAGATATATCCCCGATGATACAGGCAATGTGTACATAAGCTTATCGGCGGCACGTGTGGCGGTCGTTGTGGTTGTAGGAATATAAGAGGTAACCTCCTGTGTCTCCAACTGTATATTGGCAGCAAATAACCCTTTGGAATTGCTATACATGTGTAGAATTGAACTCGTACTACCTAAAGGCATCGTTTTTGAATATCTTTTCCAGTCGGTAGTTATGGAGATTATTGGATTTGGAGTTTCAGCCGGAGGATAATCAGTCAATGATAAGTTATAAGAAGAATCTCCTTTCAAGTAAAAAGACCATTGATATTGACTTGTTGGCGAAAGCCCCGATATTTGATTAAGTCTCGGATAATTACCCTTGTAATATATTGCCTGATTCATTTTTGTATCAGGAAGAATCGAAGAAGTTGAACGATCGCCTTCGTAAATACACCTAATTACCCCTGAGGCTACATAATTACCATTTCCACTGTAAGGGATCAGATTTGCACTTTCCTTTTCTACAAGCAACTTAACATCGTCCGTATAGTTCCCGTAGTCTATACGTGGGATGTTGTTACCTGCAAGCTTCATATTCTTATCCTTGTCGAATAGTGTAGCGGATGAAGCACGAGAGAAGTTGAAGGGAACCAGATCCCCTGTTATATTATCCATTGCATATACAACACCCTCCTTTGCGGCGATAGGCAATAATATGACCTTTGCCCCTGTCTGAACATCAATAGGGAGATTTTGATACAGGTTCAACAACAAAACTTCATCTATCGTAATACCGATTAACGAAAGGTTATATCTGTAGTTTTCTAATTTAGTTATCATAGGGATATACGGTCTTTGGGGTTGGGTTCATTGAATTTTACTGCAAACTTTCCGATATAGTCAAAGAAACTCAGATCCTGATAGCTTAGTGCATCAAGCTTATATATCTTTTTCAAAGAAGGGACTTTCATGGTTACCATACCGGAATCAAGCTCATCAACAAAAGCTTCATATTTTTGTAGATATTCGTCTCTATTTGATGCAGCGATACAGAAGTAAAGAATAGCATCTCGATCGGATTTTCTTGGAGTACGTCTGAATACCTGCTTACCATGTTGACTACGCGCATTATTCGAAGCGTATTCTTTATTTGATGCAGGTAATAGTAAAGCGTTATCACTACCTTCTTCCAGGTATGCCCCCCATGTAGCAAAAGCATCTTTGTCGTTAATATATAATTGACCTATCATACTACTTTGTAATTAATCCTTTTGTATTCTTCTTTATCTCTTGTAAAATATCTTTTATTTCATATAGCTCATTATTGCTGTCTCGAATTTCTTCCCATAGAAACCTCGATTCAACCAAGACATTCCGTATAGCCATAAACTCTTCCTTATAGCCTCTAATCAGCTGGTTGCTTTCAGTGGATAGAAGTACTAACTGAAAAGTATTTTGTTGAATAAGAAGATCGACTTCATGAATGCCGGTTAGCCTGCCGTCAATAGCTCCCGCCTGATCCTGTGTTATTGACTCATAACTACCACGAGATGAGTCTTGCGAATAACTACCGGATTGCCACCCTTGCAGATCTTTTAATTTATTCCTTTCCGCAAGTGAGTCATTCACTATACTATTCCATTCATTTTGCAGGCGGTCATATTCACTCTTATCTATATTCCCATCTCGGTTAGCTTCTGCAAATGAGTTATACCAATCTTCCAGTCTTTTGGCGTATGTCTTTTCCAACATAGCCTTTAGGATAGCTTTTTGCAAATACCCCGAAAAATTATCGGCAAAATCTTTTGCGTCGCTATCCATATCTAGCAGGGTATTCAAGAAAGAATCTTGCAGGCTATCGAACGATACGCCTGTGAGCACTTCTTTTGCCTGTGATATGACTTCTTTTGCATTATCCCCGTATGTGATTAGCTGCTCAAGATAACCTCTAAAATCGCCATCCATGACAGACCAAAACCCGGAGTAGTTTTCTTTAATCCATTGCAATTGGTCGGCAGTCATATTGAGCATATCCGACATTCCATTAAACTTGACATCCCCCAAGCCAGCATCTTTAATGCCTTTTGTGACATCAGGGGCTACATCCTGCCAGTTTTTTCCATCAAACTTATACGAGCCCTTCCACATCCGATACCAGAGGGAGTGACTTCCCGCGCTTTTGCCTGCATCAAGTCTGGCTTGAGCTAGTTTTTTGACGGCATCTGCTTGTTTATTAATAAGGTCTAATGCCTCTTTTTCGGTACGGACAACCTCGTCGGCTACCGACTCCGAGAGGTATTTCTTCTTCTTGTCTATCAGTTCATCCCAGATATTGAGTAGATTCTCATACTTCGACTTAAGTTTGTCATAAGCTGAGTAATCGGCTGTTCCTAGAATACCTGATATAGCATTAAAGTAACCTTTTGTTTGCTCAATTGCCCCGGATATTATCTTTGCAGGATTTTTTGTTGCGATTCCTTCGGCCAAATCTCCGGCTCCTTTCAATATCGACTCAAAACCATCAAGTGCTTTATTAGTGTCATCAGATAGTTTTACACCAAAATCGCCTAATGCATCCCGCAGAGAGGAGGCAATTTCGGCAGCAGAGTTTGCGAGCTCGGCAAACTTCTCTGTTTTTGTCTTTGAAAGTTCTTTGTTGAATAACGCAAGTTGTATTTTAGCATCTCTTAGTTCATTGGCAATATCTACATTATTGGGATCATTAGTTAATCTTTTTTCAATAGTTTCAATAAGCTCTTCCTGATCTGATATCTGTTGCTGTATTGAAGCTTTTCTTCTATCTGATTCAAATGCGTATCGATCATTAACAAGCTCCATAACTTTTTGATTATAGCTTGCATCTGATTCTAACTGACGCTGATATGCTTGTAAACGAGCAGCTGTGATTTCCCTATCCTCATTCCCATTAATCAACTTAATATCTTCTGCATTCTTTTCTGCTTCTTTCCTACGCTCTTTGTAATGCTTACGTATAGAGTATATTTGTTGATCTAATTGAGAGGCGAACGTCAAGCTTTCTTCATCAGAAAAAACCTTTTGTTCTTTTGCTAAATCTTCATTTCCTTTTTGCCAAGCTTTAAAGATAACATCCCATAAGTTGTTTGCTTGAGCTTCTACATCTGATGGTTTTAATCCTGAAGGAAGTAACTTCTCTAAATCTGTTTCACTATATGAAGTAAAATTGAATCCCTTATCATTCCCATTCTTTTTTACATAGATAGTCTTTGCTGCCTCTTGTTGATCCTTTGCCTTTTTCTGTCGAAACTCTTCGATAGAGACAAGCTCTTTTGCCATATTCAACTGATTTTGCCGATAACGCTTATCGAAACTGTCTTGCTCGATATCTAAAAGCTTTTGTTCGTAATCAAGTTGTTGTTTAACGGACTGGGTGTCTAGTTCAGCTTGAAGATTAAGCAATTTAAGCGAGGCTTCTCGGGATGAGGCTAAAGCCGAATCTTGGCTCTTGAAATTTGTCTTATCCCATTGTTGAAGCATTCTAGCTGCAGCATCTCTTTTTGCTTTTGCTGCTGAGAACTCAGGCGTTTTTGGCTTATAGTCTTCATCCATTAACCTTTGTTGTTCATCACGGATTGTTTCCCAATATTTTTTTGAACCTTCAATGATTTCTTCTGTTAGTTTCCCTCCAGATCCTTTCAGTTTTTTTCTTGACTCTTCATCATAACCAAACGCTTTTTCAAACCAAGCTTGCGATTCTTTATTCAGTTTTTCCGCTTCGCCTTTATCTCTATTCGACGCCAGTTTTGCATAATAATCCTCGCCTAAATTTTCAACATATTTACCTGATGAAATGGTTTGTGCAAAAGCATCAAATCTATTAAGTAATGATTCTGCTCCATCTGAGATAGCCTCAGTAAACGACCTGTTGGTTGCTCTTTTTTCAGCATCAGCCATAGCTTTTAAATATTCTTTATATTTTTCAGTAGCTAGCTCCATCGCTGCTACTGATTTAGCCCGAAGCATCATCGAATCCCTAAAAGTGTCTGCATTTTTCACGAATAGACTCTCGGCATCTTTTACATCATTTATTTTTACACCGAAAGTATTATATGCATCTATGTTTTCTCGAACAAGTTTTTCCTTTTGTTTTAAGTCGTCTTTTGCAGCGATCCATTGTAATCTGAGTTTTTCATATTCTATTCTTTGAGAAGCTACGCTATTAGCAACAGATTCGTTAAATTTTTTGGTCGTCGTCGCTGCTTTTTCCTGATCAGAGGAGTATTTATTTATTAAATATATTACTCCTGTAATAGCAACTGATAACCCCAATGTCAATGTTCCCATTAAGGCTTTAGCTGCAACGTTGGATATTCCGAATGTGGAAGCAAGCCATGTGTTAGCAGATGATAATAATTGCGTAGCCTTTGTTACCGTATTTACCCGAAATGAGGATGTTGCATGAAGAGTATTACTTACTTGCTGTAATCCGATAGTAATCGACATTGCAGCTTGTAATTTAGTTTGTATGGCTGCCAATCTATCATTATCTTTTACAAATAATGAGATAACACCTTGTCCGGCTGAAAAGGCTCCTGATAATCCTGTGATTCCTTGCACTAATCCTTCTAATTGAGCATTACCTTTCGTGGTGAGATCTTTTTGTTCTTGCTGCACTATACGATATGAAGTTCCAAGTTCTGAAAGTTTTCTCTTCAATTCTTCATATCGTGCTAAGTTTTCGGGTTCAACAATTCCATCTGTCCCCCTTAAAGTACGCATCTCTTCTGATAGCTGCCTGATCTGTTGTAGTGTTGTAAGTTGCTTGGTTGCCGCTTTCTCTTGTTTTTTTACTCTTTTATCCTCTTCCTTAGTCAAATTTGAATACTCCTGTTCCAGCTCTTTTAGACCTTGCTTTTCTCCTTCGAGTGCAGTTCTTATTTCTTGAAAAAGTTTAGAAGCTTTTTTTCTTTCTGCAATAATAGTGGAATCGGACGTTGATATATTTACAGTGTCGAATACCTCTTTTGCGGCTGCATATTGCTTTTCAAGCTCTGCAACAATTTGTTTTTGTAGTTCTAATTGTTGTTTGATTGCTTCTAAACTTGTAGAATTTGCGTCAAATTGAAATATACCAGAAGTCGCCTTTCCTGACTTCTCTATTTCTTCAATTATGGACTGTACGGATTTACCTGTTCTATTTAATTCTTCAATAAATGCTTTGGATGAATCTGTGCTATTTTCAAAAGTATTTTCGATCTTTTGGCCCGCACGTTGCATTTTTTCACTAACGTCTTCTGTCCTTTTGCCTATATCATCAATTATTTTTTCGGCCTCTGCTGCACCTTGTTTTAAACCTGAGTTATCAATACCGGTGGCCATATACAAAGCTCCTTCTCTATTTATTATGCCCATATCTTCTTTATATTTAAAATATAAGAGAACAAAGAAAAGCCCTAATCCTTATGGGATCAGGGCTGAAAAGAATTTGGAGCTTCCTCTATTACTAATTCTCAGAAATGTATTTCCACTTAAATCCTCCACTTGTTTTCCTAACTCCGCGGCAGACCTGTGAAATCTTGCTATTGTTTATACCATTCTCTCTTGCTGCTTCAGATGCACTATTATAAATCTCTATTACTTCTTCTGTGCATATGTCAATCTTAGCGACTCTCTTTCCGTTCGATAGACCAATCTTTATCCTTGTTTCTTGAGAGACAAAATGTCCTAGCATTTTCACTCTCCTTTTTTCAATAGTATCTATTGTCGGTGATTTCCCAAACATTGGGTTTTTGTCTCCAATTTTCCCCTCCGAAAGAATTCTTCTTGTAGCTTCTGATCTTTTTTGGCCCTGTAATGAAATACTACGTAGCAATCTTGTCTTCAAGCTTTGAACTGTTCCTATTTTGGCAGCTCTCAATTTTTCTCTCTGTTCTAATGACATGGGCTGGCCTTTATTCCAAGGTATGTTACCAGTTAATGATTTAGATATTTTCTTCCGAGTCTTTTTGTCGACAAATTTTTGTGTCTCTCCTAAAACATAACAAGCTTTTGCCTGACCCTTTTTTTTAAGTTTAAGGCCTATCTTTTTTTCAAAGTCATAAGCATCATTTTCTCTTTCAAAATATTTTATGATTTTAAAATCACATTCATATTTATTCCGAATATTTTTAAAATAATTATTTCGATCTTTCATGCTCATTACTCGATTGTTCGAACCTTTACCCACATAAAATATTTCATTCGTATTAGTAATATACCAGATATATACATAATACTTCTTAACAATATTACCGCTTTTAGTCATTTTATGAAATTAGCATTAATATACATACCTTCATCCATTTTTCATCTGAATTTTCAAAAGACTGTCGTTTTTGATATTTTTTTGTATTAAAGTTTTAATGAATAAATTCTGTTACTTACATCTAAAAATTGGGGGTAGAAATAAAAGAGTAATAAATTTATTCCTAATTTCGTATGATAACTTAATTTTTATATTATGGAAAATATTAATGTGTTTTTGACAGTAATTCTCTTAGTGTTTGGGGTACTTCAAATAATTCTATTCTTTAAAATCTGGGGTATGACTAATAATACTATGGAACTAAATCAAAAGATCATCCCCCAGGAAAAATACGATGCAATAAAAGAAGCTAAAATAATGTACTACAAGGGTGATTTTGATAAAGCTAAAGACATCCTAGATACTGCTTTTTATCAAAGACTAATTGAATTGTCAGAAAACGAATATCTATTTGACTCTAAATATCCAAAATTAGAAGCTAAGCTTCGACCAATTTATGAAACAATGGGTATAGATTCTCCCGATTTTGAAAAATACAGAAATATAGAAAATGTTTAGTATACAAAAGCAAAATGCAAACTAATAAATGCTAGTTTTTCTCTTAAAATATAAGCGCCGTACTATCTTCACAGACGATACGGCGCTTGAGTACGAAATACTATGAAAAATACCCTACATTTCAAAATTCAACTTAATATATAAAACTAAATACTCTTTACTTTTTTTATTCGTTTCGGCTGGCCTGTGTCGAAGTCTATTACTGTAGTCCATTCTTCACCCTCATTTATTTCTTCCTCTCCATTGATGGTCTTATTACGCTGATTCATCGAAAAGTTATATTCTTTGAGCATGGACATGATCATGCAGTAACTGCTATTTAAGGTTTGTTGATGGGTATATCCGAAAGCTTCGTTTGCCAGTACTAAAAGGGCAAAGCTGCTTTGAGCCATGTTTCCTTGTTTTTTTGAAGGGCTATTATCTCCCTTTCGTCGAGCGGGCTCACAGCTTCCATGGCTGTGATAGTATTCAAAAAAGACGATGTCCCCAGACGGTAGATGATCGCATTAAAGAGGATATATATATCTTCCCATGTACAACTTTCTTTAAGCACTTTCTTAAACCATTCGGGCATGTCACCGTTGTTGTTATGAATGCCTATATAAATGATCTCAAGAATAAGCTTATCGTACCTTTCCATCACTTCGGCTATATCCGTATTAAAATCCTTGCCGATTGCTGCTTTTGCCAATTCAAGATCTTTGCACTCTATCATTGCCAATAGTGGCTTTAAACGAAACCATGTGCTTACGGTAGCAGGGCGAATAACTATATCCTGACCGACTTTGTCAACTTTATCCGACGGCACATTCCTGAATTCAAAAGGAATCTTTATCGATTTATCGACAGCTGCATCGGACTCCCGAAATAACATTTGTTTTACGCTCATTTTTTTTACTTTAAAATATAAAGGGTATCGTAAAACACGACACCCTTTACTTCTCATTTCATTACTTGCTCTTCAATTAACCTTCAGGAGGTGTTACAGGTTTCACTTCCCTTGTGAATGATGTTTTACGAACTCCTGCGGATGTCACAGGTGCTATAATTGTAGCACGTACCAACATCAGGTCGGTTGCTTCTTCTCCCGGAGCTTGAGACAGACGAGCGAAAATAGATGCTTTCGGAATTACATATTCGGTATATTTACCTTCATAATCCGCTGTCTGCATCTTAATACTCTTGGTAATATTAGGAGCATCAATCGGAGCTTCCCATTTATCTCCGGTAACAGTACCTCCCATAAAATCCTTTTGTTCCTGAGCTGTTGGTGAAGGAATGGCAAACTCTACACTTGATATGTCAGTTACCCTGTTAATCAAAGCCCATGGTTCTCTTTGGCCCATTGCTTTAAATTGTACTTGAGAACCGTCTGCGAAATTGAATACGACAGAGCCCTCGTGAATTGTCGGATATTGGGTATATGCTGCAGCAGGAACTCCATCACCGGGAGTACCAGCACCAACATATTTCATATCCACTGCTAAACTTCTTGATTCAGGCATAATTTTATTAATTTAATTCTGTTATTACTTCTATTCGAATATTTGTACAATCGAAGCCTGCTTTGTATTCACCCATAGGTTCCGACCATACGATCTTTGATTTCCAGTACATACCTTTCGGTACAATTATATTCTCTTTTATAGCTTTCTCGATGGCTCTTTTGGTCGATTTCATCAGTGGTATATCAGGCGTTCCATCATCATACTTCTTGATGAATATATTGACATTGACAACAGGTGCTTTATTGACATAATCCTTTGACTCCATACCGGTAGTACCCACCACAAAGTGATTGTTTTCTTCTCCTGTTATGGAATTACCTTCATAGCCCACAAGGCCAGTGTTGGCACTTTCTGCCGCTGCGAAGATTATATCTATTATATCAAATTCATCTGCCATATTTAAGCTGCTAAGCGGTTAAACAATTATTCAACTTGTTTTTAATTAATTCGAGTACTCCATTGTAAATATCATACAGGTCTTTCTTGTCCTCTTGTCCTTCCCATTCCGAGAAGCTGTTACCCTCGAAAAACTTCCAAGAAAACACTAGCTTTGCTCTCCTTGATAATTGCAGACTATTGAATATACTTCTTACTTGTTGCATTTTTAGCAGTATATCTCCTGATCTGTCCTGTTCCGTATCTTCTTCATCGATCAGATCTAACCGTTGAAAGTCAATATTTGCATCTATCGGTAATGATCTGTATTTATGCTGATAGGGTGAAGTCGGTGACTGAATGTTTAATTTTATCATCTGCAGGACAAAGAAATCAAGTTCCCGGTATTGTCCCTTCTTGCTTTCGTACAATTGCAGGATATAGGATTCATTGGTCCCGCATTTCTCTATAAGCATCGCCAGAACTTCATTCAATACATCGACAGCCTCTTCATTCATCCCATGATGTGAGCAATGGTAGACTGCATAATCGAGCCAACGATCATATCTTTCGGAAATATATTTATTTATTATTTGATTTGCCATCGGCCAATTCCAATTTAAAAGGGTGTATCATCTTCTCTCTGGTTCTCAAAACCTTCATTCGGCTTAATCGGTGAAGGGCCATAATCGATTGACGACTGAGAATCATAATTATCCCATATCTTCTTGTAATTATTGTCATGATGAAAAATGACAGGTTGGTTCCTGGCTCCTTCCCTGTATTTTGATATAATTAGCTTTCCTCTACCTTTCCATGGAATACCTTTACTGTCTTGTACATCCGGATTATAGTAATCAGGCTTATGGATGAATAGAACGATATCTGCATCCTGCTCGATGTCGCCCGATTCCCTCAGGTCTTCAAGTTGTGGTTCCTTTACAGCCGTTCCTTTCATTGGCCTATTCAACTGTGAAAGAAGAATGATAGGGATATCAAGTTCTTTAGCCAGGTTCTTTAATTCTCCTGTGATATATCCTATTTCAATTTGTCTGGACTGGAATTTCAGGTTTGTTCGGATTAATCCCAGATAATCTATTATCATCAGTTTAAGCTTCCCTTGTCGGTATAATCTCCGGGCTTCGGACTTCATGTTGTTTAGATAGCGTATATTATGATGATCGGCTATATTTAATTTCATATTCCATAATTGGCCCGCCTTTTCGTCAATAGCTGTCCATTCTTCCATGCTCATCTGTCCGCTTTTCAGGTGACGGCTGTTGATACGATCGTCCTCAAGCAGATAACGATTCACAAGCTGTGTCCTTTTCATTTCAATGGAGATAAACAAAACATCTTTACCTGCTAAGGCTGCCGCTTTAGCAAACGAAAGAGAATGTTGTGTTTTACCCATACTCGGACGTGCACCCAATATGATCAGATCCGGAGCAGACCATCCTCCTGCAAAAATATCATCAAGTGAACTAAGCCCTGTAGGTATAGCGAGCTGTATACCTTTACCTCTTAATTCTTGCACTTTGGCTGCTGTTTGCAAAGCGTCACTTAATGCTTCATCCATCGGTACCGACTGAAAATTCCCGGAAGAAGAAGTAAGCTCAGTCAGTGACATTTCTAAGCTTTCTATAATCTCTGCGATATCTTCTGTTTCGTCGTAGGCCTTTGCCGATATTTCCGATGCTATCCGGATAATTTCCCTAGATTTTGCCTTCTGCTGTACAATTTGAGCATGATAAACAATATGGGCAGCCGATGCTACTTTTTCTGTTAATTGGGATATATACAGAGGCCCTCCGATCGATTCAAGTTCACCACTTGATTTTAGATATTCGGCCACTGTCAGCATATCGACAGGTTTCCGCTGTGTAGCAAGCTGTAAAATTGCTTTGTAGATAATCTGATGTGCCTCTAAATAGAAATGTTCAGCTTGAAGGATATTCTCCACATCGAAGTATGCTTTTGATTCGATCAGTAACGATCCAAGTATAGCTTCTTCCAGTTCTATTGCCTGAGGTTGAATTTTACCTACTATTTCAGTCGACAACGGCTGGTCCTGCTGCCGGTTGTTGTGTTTTTTCTGTTGCTGTTTTGCCATAAATATTTTCTCTGTTATTCCATGTACCTAACCTGAGAGCTAAGTCCCATGTTGATTGCTTGTCTATTCTCATTCTTGTCTGTTGCTTATTCATTTCCGTCCAATAGTCGAAAAATGCCCGGATCATTTCTTTACCGTATCTGGGTACATAAGGCCTAAGAGAATCATAAAATTCATTTTTACGCTTGAGTGTAGCAGCTCTAGCTGCGTCAAGTTTCTTGATTTGTTCTTTTGCTTTAGCTTCCAATTCAAGACGTTTCAATTCTTCCGCTTTCTTTTTACTCTCGTTAGAGAGTTTTTCTTTATCTATTACTGTAATATTATTTCCTTTACTTTGTGTATTACTGTCGGCAGTAATAGAGTTATTGTTATCATTAACTCCGTTATTGCAAACATTAATTAATAAATAAGGAAATACTTCATTTGTCTTTCTTCTCTTTATAGCTTCAAAATATCTGGTCTGAATTCCGACACTTGTTAGAATCTTATCCGAATCAAACAGAGATTGGTCGTAGAACCCCCACTTGACTAAGCGACTCACAATTTGGTCTATTAATTCAGCACTGACACCGGGCAGGTTTTTAAGGAGCTTCATCTTTAGCATCTCATTCCACTGTAAGAAGTACCCATTACGGTATACCGCACACAGCAGCTTTATTGTCGCTATCTCTCCTTTAATCCCGAATTCGCCCGATATCGCACCTATCTTTTCATCTTCGAAGAAATCAATATCGAAAGGGAAATAATCAAGTCCTTTTTTCAATGGTCTTGCCATAGCTTACTTCATTTCTTTAAGTCGTTTCTGTAGATACTCGATCAGTTCTTCGACCTCTTGTTTATCTAATGATACACAAATTGGATCTTCTCCAGAATCTTCTATCCAAATCTGGAGTAATTGATCTTCATTAAATGGATAAACTTCTAAATTAGTACCTCTGTCACCGTCATTTATCTTCAATATTGTTGCCATATCTGTAATCTTATTTAAAATCTAACTCAGTTTGTTTTCTCTTATCCAGTTCTGTCTGGTATTCTCTCATAGCTTCACGGGTGAATGTCTCATTTTTCATTAATCCGAAAGGAAGAATACCGCATAATCTTGCTTCGCATCGGATAATACCGGATTTAAGCTGCTGCTGTGACATCTCTTTTAGTTCCATTCTTTTTCGGTTTAAGACGTTCTTTAATTTGTCTCATGTTTTTATTCATAAGAGTGAGAATCCGATCATGGTACTCGCTCAGCCCGTTTCGTTGGCCTCGACACTGAACTATTTTCATATTCTTTATATCAATCTCTATAGTTTCAAGTATAGATTCGTTAATGCGTGCCGATAGGATCAGGCAATCAGCTTTTTTGAAGTATTCGTTGGTATAGACACAGTGATGTAAAGTATCACCCTCTTGTTTGAAGTCTTCGATACTTTGTAGAGGAATAATTTGTATAAGGCTATCACTGATATGTATGTCCAAGAATGGCTGAATAAATTTTTGATATTTTACAGCTAAGCCTTCAAGTTCTTTTTTCTTCTTTTCGGGCCTATCTCGTTTTTGTCTTTCGACTAATATCTGATATTCTCTATTTAAGTTCTTGGGATATGAAAAGCCCGCTTCTTGAAATTCTCCGAAATACTTTAAAATACGGATATAGTCTCGCTTCATTTCTTCTATCCTCATTACTTCACGCTTGCGCTTCATATAGATATCATGTTCTTTCTTTAAATCTTTAGGACATACATAATGAGCATTATTTAAATCTTTTTTGAAGTATCGTAAAAGATCAAGGTAATCGAACCATATTTTCACATCTTTGATTTTATACTTATTTCTCAAGCATATTTTAACCGACGGCCAATAATTATAAATTTCATGTTTAAGACTATAATCACAATAGCAACCTAACAAATCATATCGTTTTGCTTTCAATAAAGTTTCAGCCTTTGGGTTCTCTGGTACAATCTTTATTGCTTCCAGAAAAGTAAGCCCTTCTAAATTTTTATTGATACCATACTTTAGATACTCAGTCTTAAATATTGAATCAGGATGATATTTTTGAGGATATATATCATATTTTCGTTCATCTTTTTTATTCTGAATCTCCATATAACCACCCCATGAATCACAATACCAATTGACAGTATGTCTGCGAGCAATAACTTCCCTCTTGCCATTAGATAATATCCAATGTTGCAGTATTTCGGATATATAATACTTTGTAGATACCCCCGATTTATGATAAGATCGCAACTCAAAATTTCGGATCACCTGAAACTCACCATATATCTCGGCAGAAGCAATGTAAGTTCGTTGCTCGGCGGTCCGTTTCCTCGTCTGCTCTACCTTCAACTTAGTATGACAGTGAGGGCAAACGGCGTGCTTGCGGCTTACAAGATCGGGGGAGAATGCCTCCCCACAATCCATACAAATAACTCTTGTCTTGGTAGCGAATCCTTTATGCTCTAATATATCTTTCTTGGCCCAAGAGAGCATTTTGTTTTCAATGTTTGATAAATACTTACTGTTTTCAAGCACCTCAAATTGAAGCTTTGTTTTCGGTTTCATATCTGCACCTCCTTTCTGTCAATCAGTTTATAATCATACACCCACACCCAAGGGTTATTATCCCAAGTATCTTTGCCATCAATGGAATTGATAAGAGCTTTATATGCTTCTTTAGCTGTTAGGTACTTCTTTATTTTTCCTTTATAATTTCCTTTTGAGTGAAATAAACCATTGTAATAGAAAGAAGATGTTTCACCAAACCAGATCCCCTCTTTGATACAATCTTCATTAGATATATCCTGTAATCTTTCAGCACGAACAGCAGTGATTTTGATAAAATGGCGTGCGGCTGATGCAGGCATAAAGAGTTTATTTTTCCATTGCCATTTAGGCATAACACAACCTTCGAGAAAGAATGTAGGCTCATACCTATATTCAATTTGTTTTGATTCAAGGATGAAGTATGGTTCTTTCAGATATAGAATTTCACCAACATTGTAGCGAGGTTTAAGAGTTACCTTTAAATTATCTATTCCGCCAACCTTATGATATATTCCAAAGAATCCATTAGCAAAAGGCTTAATTATTTCATTTTCCAAAGGTTGATTTACAATAATCCTTCTTGTCTCAGTCTTTGTCTTTTTGACCGTCTTGTCATGCAACGGCTCTATAAAGCATATTCCCTTCATAATCAAAACAAGCTATATTGTCCAACATCTGATTTCTTAGCAGGCTTGAGCTTCAATTTAGGAACCTCAGGTTTCTTAACCTCTGTTTTGGTAGCAGAAGTTTTTACCTCAGATCGAGTGTTTGAAGATTTTTCGACTTTGATATCGTCCTCGTCGTAATAGTGTACCGCCCACCCGAAAACCTCTTCATGGGATATGACAGCACAACCGCCACTTTGCATTTTTTTTGCTCTGTCGGTTATATAGCTGCAACAGTCTTTGATATTCTTGTTTTCCTTTGCATACGTTACGGCAAAAAGAGAATCCTCTTGGGCTCGCTTGTCTAAGTATGCTTTGATTGTATCTTGAAATGAATTATTATTTGTTGTCATCATTATTGTTGTTTTTGTTGTATAGATCATAGCCGTTTTCCCATAGATTATCACTCCGAAAATGAAAGAACTCTTCAATAGGGCATGAATAGCCTTCTTCTGTAATAATTTCATTATTCTTTATAGATATCCATTCGTCAGGAGAAAAGAAGCGATGAGACACTTTTTTGCCATCTTGCATCGCTTTTAATGCTTCTTGCTTTGTCATGACTTCTTATCAAATTCGGTCATAATCTTCCATAACTTTTTGTAGAACTTCTCATCAGGAACTTTCCCCTCGATTGATTCACCAAGGGCTACGAAGAATGCACTACAAGGCTTCATATTATTAAAGTCGATAGCAAACTTTGCGATCGCTTTTGCTTGAGTAGTATCGAGTTCATCCAATCCGGATAAATCACGTTGATTCGATTCCAATATTTCGAGAGCTTTTTCAAGTCCTTGCTTGGCTCCGGCATTCTCTTCCTTTTTGATATTATCGAGTTTCAGAATGAGCTTTATCCTTCTTATTAAATCGGGCTTCGTCATAGCTTAGTTGTTTAGCATCATTGGCATTAATAAATATGTCAGCTTATCCTCTGATTCTTCATCAACAGGTGTAATAAGTGAAGCCCGGCTTGGGTCTGAAAACGACATTTGAAGATCAGATGAAGGAATAGCAGAGATCAGTTCTGTAAGAAAGTGACCTTTGAATCCTATCGCCATTGCTGTTCCTGTATATCCACAAGCAACGGTTTCATCAGCAGCTGTAGAAAAGTCGATATCTTGAGCTGATAGTTTGATCAGATCTTTCGATAGTTCGAGTTTAACCAAACTACTGGCTTGATTAGCAAATACAGATACCCGCTTGATGGCTCCGTTAAGGTCTGCTTTACCAATAGATAATATTTTATCATTATTCTGCGGGAGAACAGAACGATAATTAGGATAGTTACCTTCTTGTAAGGTCGCAATTATACTCTCCGATCCATATTCTAGTCGGACTGAATTATTATTGACGAATATGTTTATTAATTCATCGGTTGGCTTGATTAAGCCTTTTAAAATGGTTGCGATTTTAAGAGGAAGGGCAAAGCTTATTTTCTCTGTCATTGATTCGTCCCGAAGTTCCAACAAAGCAAGCTTATGACCGTCAGAAGCTACAAAGCTGATTTGTCCTTCTACAATATCCAGATAGACAGAGGTCATTATCGGACGAAGATCATCAGTAGATGCACAGAAGATCGTTTTCTCTATTCCGTTTAATAAGATCTTAGAAGGTATTGAAATTTTAGTTGCATTGGTAACATCTTTTTCTTTGGGAAATTCTTGAGGTGATAGCCCTGCGAGTTCAAACTTACCGCCTTTGTACTTGACAGTGACAGCTAACTTTTCATCAATGGCAATTGTGATAGGCTGTTCCGGTAATGTCTTTAGGGCCTCAATCAATAACTTTGGTTCAACACAGATGGAAACATCGTTGTCGATTAATATTCCTTCGATTGATGTATTTATTCGGCCGCTATGATCGGCTGCCGAAATCTTAACCTTTCCTTCTCGGATATCCAAGAGGATATTATCCATGATAGGAAGTGTGTTCTTTGGTGAGATAATTTTACTTACCGACTGTAGCCGGCTTAATAATTCTGATTTTGAAAATGTAATTGTTGTCAT